TCATATATTACTCTAACAGTTATTCTTACCCCGCCATAGGGATAAATTGTTCCTTCGTCTGTTGTTGCTTCAATAATCTGTGTATCAATAGCGTTTCCATTTCTTGTTACATCATTATCAAGTGTTTCTTCGATAACTTCAATAATTTGGTTTCTAACTGTATCAATATTGCTTGTTGTGCCTTTTCCAAAAGCAACAATCAAAAAATCAAGTGTACCCCTGTAAGTTCCAGCACCCGTATCACCTATGCTTGACACTTCCCTTGTTTCGTCACCCGATTGCACAAATAATGCTGGGAATTGTGCATCACTTAATTCTTCTACTTCAAAAGGTTCTCTTGTAATCTTTTTAAACTCGATAGGACTTGTAACTGCATCAAGTTTTGTAATAATATCACTCGCTATGTTTTCTCTTTTGCTCATAATCTCATTTCTTTAAAATAAAATTTTGCAAATTCATCTTTCAATTTAATTTCTTCTTTATCCCCAATAGAAAAAAATGGTCTTGTTATTTTACTTTTTCCAACACCAAAAGTATCGTGATAAGAAGCTATTTTTGCTCTTTCCATATTTGAAAAAAACAATGT